CGGTCAGTTGCAGGTCACGAACGCCGACTTCAACACCGATGCTCCGGTGCTGCAGGACGGCAAGGTGACCCGCTTCCTCGGGATCAACTTCATCCACATCGAGCGTCTCCCGCTGAGTTCGACCCACCGCCGCTGCCCTGTCTGGGTGCCGTCGGGTGTCCACCTCGGCATGTGGAACGACATCGTGTCCAACGTCACCCAGCGTCGTGACCTGTCTTCGCACCCCTTCCAGATCTATCTGATGGGGACCTTCGGTGCCACCCGCACCGAGGAAAAGAAGGTCGTCGACATCCTCTGCGCCGAGTAAGGGAGTAGACCATCATGGCTGTAGTCAATCTCAAGTCCACTCTCGTCACCAACGCGGACGCAGTCCCGGCGGTCCTCAACAACCCTCGTGTCGATGGCGGTTTCGAGCGCATCGAGGTCGCCACCGTGGCGATCACGGACACGGACAGCATCGCCTCGACGTACCGGATGTTCCGGCTCCCGTCGAACGCGGTGGTGACCGACCTCCGCATCTACTCGCCCGACATCGGCACCACGACCATCACCGACATCGGCCTGTACCGCACGGCCAAGGACGGTGGCGCGGTGGTCGATGCGAACTTCTTCGCCGACGCCCTGTCCCTCAAGGACGGTGCGCTCAACGGCGTGGACGTTCTGCACGAGGGCGGTGGTTTCTTCACCATCGCCAACTCGGGCAAGGAGCTGTGGGACGCCCTCGGCCTCACCGCCGATCCGGGCGTGTTCTACGACGTGACGCTCACGCTGACGGCGGCCGCTGACGCCACCGCCACCGTGAAGCTCATCGGTCGCTACACGGCGTAAGGCATAGGGGCGGGTCGGGCAACCGGCTCGCCCCTTCTTTCTGGGAGACAGACATGGCTGACCGTTTCTATGGAATCGACCGTGGCGCTGCCGGTGTCCGCAGCGTGACCGAGAGTGCGTCCACGACCAGCCTCGATGTCGAGGTGCGGGTGGATCTCATCGGTATGAGCAAGCTCGAGGTGCTCTTGCTGATCGACACGCTCAAGGAAGCAATCACCCAGGATACTTGGCCGCCAGCCTAATAGCTGCGGGAGGAGCCCGTGGCTACGAGTGACGTTGCAATTGCGAACCTCGCGCTCACCAAGATTGGTGACCTGCGGATCACTTCGCTTACGGATAACACCAAGCCTGCGCGTGAGCTGAACGCCATCTATGGGATGCTGCGGGACAAGCTTCAGCGCACCTACAACTGGCGGTTCTGCGTGAAGCGGGCGAACATCGCGGCAGATGTCGCGGTGCCGACCTTTGGCTATTCATACCAGTACACCCTGCCGACCGACTGTCTGCGCATCCTGCAGGTCGGCGCGTACTTCCCTGCGCCGGATCTGTCCGACCTGATTGGCGGCGGTGGGCAGGAGTACCAGCTCGAGGGTGGCAAGATACTGACCAACTCATCTGGTCAGATGAACCTGCGGTATCTGTCGCGGGTGACTGACCCGACCCAGTTCGACTCGTCGTTTGACGAGGCGTTTTCGGCTCTGCTGGCGTACAACGTCGCAGAGGCTTTGACACAATCTGACGCTAAAAAGAACGCGGCGCTGCGCGACTATCGCCTGTGTCTGACGGAGGCGGTCCGAGCAAACGCCATTGAAAACCCACCGGAGTCGATTGCCGACACGACTTGGCTGTCCGTGAGGCTCTGATGCCAAACGTCAACCCAGCGATCGTCAACTTCAACGGTGGCGAGGTCGGGTCGCTGATGAGCGGTCGCACCGACTTCGATAAGTACGCCTCCTCGACCTTCCGTATGCGGCGGTTCATCCCGACCGCGCAGGGTCCGGCGAAGCGGTGTCCCGGCACGAAGTATGTCCTGCAGACGCGATACCCTGACAAGCGGGTGTGGCTGCAGCGGTTCGAGTTCGCCTTCGACCAGGCGTATGTCATCGAGTTCGGCGATTACTACTGCAGGCTTTTCACCGACCGTGGGGTGGTGCTCGAGGACCCGCTCGACATCTCGAACATCACGCAGGCGAGTCCGGGTGTGCTGACCTATGTGGGTGCAGACCCGTCGAACGGCGACTGGATGTACATCTCGCAGGTCGCCGGCATGTCACAGGTGAATGGCCGGTATGTGAAGGTGACGAATGTCAATGCCGGAGCCAAGACCTTCGAGCTCTACGACATCGACGGCGGCGTGATCGACACGACCGGGTACACGGCCTACGGTGGCAACGGAGATGTGGCGCGGGTCTACACGATCCCGAGTCCGTATGCGGTGGAGGATTTGCTCACCGCTGAGAACACCTCGGCGCTATCCATTGCCCAGTCTGGCGATGTGCTCTATATCGGGTGCGAGGGGTATGCGCCGCAGACCCTGACGCGCAGCGGGAACACGAGCTGGGCCTTTGCGGACTACGCGCCGACCGATGGCCCATTCCAGCGTGAGCCGAATGCGAAAGAAAGCTTCTCGCTGACCGCGACGACCGGCAGTGTCACGGTGACCTCTGCCCTTGCCATCTTCGACAACGACTCCGTGGGGATGCTCCTGCGGTTGCAGCCGGTGAACATCACGACGACGCAGTGGGAGCCGGCAAAGGCCATCACGGCTGGCGACATCCGCAAGTCCTCGGGCAAGTTCTACGAGGCGATGAACAGTGCCACGACCGGCGCGATCCGGCCCATTCACGAGGAGGGGCAGGACTACGACGGAAATACGGGTGTGCTGTGGAAGTTCCTGCATCCGGGGTATGTCATCCTCAAGATCACCTCGGTCACGAGCACGACGGTGGTGGTGGCTGATGTGGTGGGTCCCGGCGTGGCTCCGAACGAGCTGCTCTCGACGGCCTCGTGCGCATACCGTGTGGGCGCGTGGGGGCTGGGCATGGGTGCGGCATACCCCTACAAGACGGCCTTCTGGCGCGACCGGCTGTGGTGGGGCGGTGGGCAGGATGTGTATGCCTCGGTTGCTGGGGACTACTCCTCCCATGCGGTCGATACGATGGGCGAGATTCTTGCCGACAACGCGCTGAACCTGACTCTGGCGGTCGGCAATGTGGACAAGGTGCGGTGGCTGCGTCCGGGTAACGCGCTCATCGTCGGGACTGCGGGGGCTGAAATCGCTATTCGCGAAAACGTGACGACTGCGCCGCTCGGCCCGGAGAACGTGAAGTTCGACCTGCAGAGTGCCGAGGGGTCGATGGAGCTCGAGCCGACTCTGGTCGAGGATGCGGTCATCTTCGCCCGCGTGGGTGGGCGGCGCATCATGGAGCTGCGGTTCGACCTGCAGGTGGATGCGTTTGTACCTCGGGACATGAACGTGCTCTACCCCGAAATCACGCGCTCCGGCATCGTGGACATGGAATACCAGAAGGAGCCGGATGACATCATCTGGTGCGTCCTGGGGAACGGGCAGCTTATCGGGTTGACCTACGACCGCGAGCAGAACATCTATGGCTGGCACCAGCATCCCATCGCGGGGAACGACGCAAAGGTCGAGGCGGTGCAGATCATCCCGAGCCCGAACGGGGACTTGGACGATGTGTGGTTGGTGGTCTCGCGCACCATCGAGGGCGACTTCCCGTATGAGTTGGCGCTTGAGGCCGGTGGCGGTTTGTTGACCGAGGGTTCTGACCAGTTGACAACCGAAGACGATGTGAACCGGACGCAGCGGTTCATCGAGTACATCGGGCAGTCGATTGAGGAAGGCGAGGACATCCAAGGGGCTGGGTACCTGGACGCCTCGCTTGAGTTCAACTCGGTGGTGCCTGCCGATCTGTTCCTTGCGGACGGGTACCAGACTGCCGGATCTACCGGGGTGGAAGTCACGGTAACCTCAAGCCTTGAGATTGCGAGCGAGGCCGACGAGATTATCGAAGCTGAGAACGGCGACCTCATCACCATCAACGACCCTGTGTTTGTTGCGGGGGATGTTGGGCGCGAGATCGTGCATCGGTACTACGACGAGGAGAACGAGCTCTGGCGCTCGGCGCGTGCGGAGATCACCACGGTCATCGACCAAGAATCGGCGCTTGTGACCATCGTCTCGGTGTTTCCGAACGATGATGTCCCGTTCAACGAGTGGCGGCTGACGGCGACGACCTTGCGCGGCCTGTGGCACCTCGAGGGCGAGACGGTCTCTGCGCTTGCGGACGGCGAGGAGGTTACCGGACTTGTGGTGACGGACGGTGCGGTGACGATGCCGTTCCCAACCTCTCGGGCGACTGTGGGGTATCCGTACACCTCGACGCTTGCGACGCAGCGCATCGAGGCGGGTGCGGCGATCGGCACGGCGCAGGCCAAGATCAAGCGCATCCACAAGTGCGGGTTGCGGCTATATGCGAGCTTGGGCGGCAAGGTGGGACCGGGGCCGAACAACCTCGACCTCATCCAGTACCGGAAGAACAACGACTTTATGGACGAGGAGCCGCCCCTGCTGACGGGCGATACTGATGTGTTCGCCTTTCCGGGCGGGTACGAGACGGACGGGCGCATCTGGGTGGTGGCTGACCAGCCGCTGCCGATGACCGTCATCGCGCTCTACCCTGAGTTGGAGACGCAGGGATGACCTTTGAGGTGCTGCCATTCGTCCCGGCTGACCTTCGGGAGTTGAGCCTGCAGCCGTCGCAGGAGTTCCTGTCGGCGTTCGTGGGGCGACCGGGCTATGGGCAGGAGCTGTCCGAGGCGGGTCCCTGCTACACGGCGCGGGAGGGCGGTCGGATTGTGTGCTGTGCGGGACTCGTGAATCTCTGGGAGGGGCGGGCGTCGGCGTGGGCGCTGCTCTCTGCGGACTCCGGGCGGTGCATGATAAGCATTCACCGTGCGGTTGCCGAGTTCTTCGACGGCTGCGGGATCGAGCGCGTCGAGGCGTATGTGGTGCCGGACTTTATGCCCGGTCACCGATGGGCGAGAATGCTCGGGTTTGAGCGTGAGGGCCGGATGCGAGCCTTCCAGCGAGGTCAGGATATGGACATGTACGCGAGGGTACTCTGATGACAGACCCGGTAACGATAGCGATATTGTCTGCTGCAGCATCGGCGGGGTCGTCTCTGATGTCTACCGCCCAGCAGCGAGCCGTTGGAAAGGCTCAAGCGCAGGCTCTTGAGGTCGATGCCAGTGTCGCTCGGCGGCAGGCTGGGCTTGAGACTGAGGCGCTCGGGCGCGAGACGCGGCGGCAGTTCGGCGAGCTGCGGGCGGCGGGTGCTCAGGCGGGCCTAGCTGACTCGGTGACCTTCGGGGATGTGTACAAGCAAGCGGCGACGGCTGCCGAGCTGGACGCTCTGTCCCTGGCGTATCAGGGTGAGACGCAGGCTCAAGGTCTCTTGACCGAGGCGAAAATCACTCGCGCATCCCGCCCGTCATGGGTGCAGGGCATCTTGCAGGCCACATCTGCCGGTCTCAGCGGGTATTCCGGTGCGGGTGGGACGCTGCCCTCTCGATCCCCGAAGTCGTCGCAGTTGACCGGCGTGACCGTGACGGGTCGGCGAGTTCCGACCACGATGACCACCACAAGCGGTCGATACTCGGGGCCGAGATAATGGCAAAGCTTGAGTTCTACCGTCAGCAGGTTGTCCCGCGCATCGCTACGCCGAGTGCGCGTGGGCTCGCTGCTGTGGGGACTCAGGCGGCTGAGACTGCCGAGGCTGTGGCGCGTGGTGCGCAAGCCTTCGCGCAGATGCAGCAGCTCTCCGAGCGCGTGGGTCAGGCCGAGCGGGCGCAGAAGCTGACGCAGTTGAACGCAGCGGCGATGCAGTCGCTCAACGAGTTCGAGCTCGGGCTTGAGACCGACACCGACTACGACACCTACGAATCTAGGTACGACAAGCATCTCCAGAAAATCCAAGACGACGTGGCGCAGGTCACGGGCGGCGACAACGCGCTGTTCCAGGCGTGGCGGTCAGACTTTGCCAAGCCAGCCACCGACAAGCGGTTTACCGTGCGCCGCGCTGCGGTCAAGGGTCGCATCGGGGTTGCCCGTGCGAGTCTCGACCAGTCGCTCGGCACCTACGCGGGGCTCACCGGATCGGATGACCCGGAGAAGGATGCCGACATCATGGCTCGAGGGACGCTCGCCATCCAAGACGCTTTGGATGCGGGCATCATCTCGCCGCAGGAAGCGGTGGACAAGTCGCAGAGGTTCAGCAGTTCTGCCGTCACCAACCGGGTGAACCGGGACATGTTCAACAACCCGATCGCCACGCGGCAGCGGCTCATCGACAACGCCTACCCCGGCCTCGACGAGCCGACCCGCACCAAGCTTCTGAACCGTGCGACGGACGAGGCGACGCAGGCCATCACCCGCCAGAACGCTGTCGAGGAGCGTGCCGACCGTCAGGCGCGGCGTGCGCGGGACGACATGGAGCGCAACCTCGGGTTCCAAGTGGACCAGCTGATAGCCGCCGGCGACCTCGACGGGCTGCAGGGCTTCCTGTCGAACAACGGGCGGCTGATGAACTCGTCCGACCGGACGCGAGCCCTGAAGGCAGTTCGGCGTCAGGACATCGTGACGGACTTCACGACCTACGCCACGCTCTCCGAGCGGGCGGCTGGCGGCGAGAATGTCGAGCCCGAGGCCCGGCAGGCGGTCATGCAGGGGCTGCTCAACGATAACGACTACCGGGTCATCGTCAACGCCTCCCGCGAGACAGGCTGGCGCAAGCGCGGCTACTCGCACATCGCGGACAATCTCAAGCCGAGCGAGTTCGAGAAGAAGGTCGGCAACACGGCGACCATCCGATCGGCCAACGCCCTGCGCGACTGGAACACTTGGGTGCGTGAGAACCCGAACGCCACCGACGCGCAGGCCGATACCGAGGCCAAGCGCATCGTCGCCGAGTACAGCAACACGGCACAGGTGCAGAGCGTCGCGACCCTGCGCCGCCCGACTTACCTTGTCTCGACCGGCCCGAGTTCGTTCGACCTGCGCCAGACCTTCGTTTTGACGAAGCAGGCCTTCGACAAGAAGCAGATCACGCAGGCCGAGTACGAGCGGCAGGCTGCGCTTATCGAGCAGTGGCAGTTGATCTACAAGCCCCCTGCGCCGCGTCCCGCGAAATAACAGAGGCACAGCATGGCAACCCCTGACCTGCGAAACGATGATGCCCAAGGCGCGAACGCCTTCATGGCCTATCGCGAGAGCGCGAGCAACCAGAGCGCTGCGGCCAGACTCGAGGCGATGTTCGCCGACGAGACTCCTGCTCCCGCGCAGCCCGCTCCTGCGCAGGCCCCGGTTGCTCCCGGTCGCTCGGTGGTGGGCGATGTGGCGCGTGGCGTGGTCGAGTTGCCGCGTGCGCTGTTCACGGGCGTCCGCGATGCGGCTCAGGAAACGCTGAACCTGTTCGGCGACATCGGCGACTGGGTCGAGAACCAAGTCCAGACGGGCGGCTTCGAGGTTTCCCGTCGCGGCATCAAGCCGATCTCCTACGAGGAGCTGCGGACGCTGCGTGCGCAGGGTCGGGACGTGTCCTCACAGGTGACGCTCAAGCGCATCACGGGCGGGGTGGAAGACCCGCAGTCCACGACCGGCAAGGCGGTGAAGGGCATCTCGCAGTTCGTCGCTGGGTTCGTCGGCGCGAGCAAGGCGGTCAAGGCGCTGAAGCCTGCGACCCGTGCGGGCCGCGTGGCGAAGGCTGCGGGAACCGGCGCGGTGGTGGACTTCACCGTGTTCGACCCGCAGGAGGAGCGCCTGTCCAACCTCTTGCAGGAAGTGCCGGTCCTCAAGAACCCGGTCACGGACTTCCTCGCCGCCGACCCCAAGGACAGCAACGCCGAAGGGCGGTTCAAGAACGCCATCGAGGGGCTGGGCGTGGGCGTGGCCGTGGACGGTCTCATGCTCGGGCTCAAGACCCTGCGTCAGGCCCGCATCGCCCGGCTGCGGCAGGAGGAGATTGCCAAGGCCCGCGAGGCGGCGGGGGTCGAAGCCCAGCGCCCAGCGGTGGACGAGACGGCCTTCCGCAACCTCGGGGACGATGCCCCGGACGCGCCCCTCGTCGGGGTGGCCAAGCGGCAGGAGGCTCCCAAGGCCCCGGAGACGCCCGCTGCGGCCCCCGGCGTCCCGGTGGCAGGCGGAGCCCAGCCCGCGCAGTTGAAGGCCGCACGCGCCGCCGCAGCGACCGAGGGCGTCACCCCTGCTCAGGTGGTCGGCGAGGGTGGCACCGGGGTTCCGCGTGGAACCGAGCCGGGGCAGGTGTACATCAACTTCGCCCGCATCAACGCGCCGGAGGACGTGCAGACCGTCATCAAGGACATGGCCGACAAGTTCGCCCCGCAGGTCGAGACGGCCCAGCGCGGGGTGCGCTCGTTCGCCGAGATCGAGCTCGACGCGCAGCAGGTCAACGCCTGGGACGTGCTCATGGCGCGGCGCAAGGGCGACCCGCTGAACGCCGAGCAGTCTGTTGCGGCGCGGCAACTGTGGGCGGCATCGGGGTCGAAGCTCTCCGAGGTGGCGAAGGAGGCGGCGACCAACCCGAGCGAGGCGAACCTGTTCGCCTTCCGCAAGATGCTGGCGACGCACTACGCCATCCAGAACGAGGTCATCGCTGCGCGGACGGAGACGGCCCGGGCGCTTGCCTCGTGGCGCATCCCTGCCGGTGGGTCTGCCGAGCGGTTCCGTGACATCAGTCAGGCCATCGAGGCCAACGGCGGCGCGGCGGTCACGCGAGACATGGCCGACCGTGTGGCGAAACTCGCCAACGCCGGGATGTACCAGGAGCTCGACACCTTCGTCCAGCGCGGCGTCTTGGCGCGGACTGGCGATGCCATGCAGGAAGCGTGGATCATGGGCCTGCTCTCTGGCCCGAAGACGCACATCGTCAACGTGATGTCGAACTCTGCCGTCGTGTTCATGCAGATGTACGAGCGCAAGGTCGCCTCGACCGTCTCGAGCATCCTCGGCAACAGCGGCGGGGTGCAGGCTGGCGAAGCGATGACGCAGTGGTTCGGCCTCACGCAGTCCTTCAAGGACGGCCTGCGGTATGCCGCCAAGGCCGCGAAGACCGGCGAGACCGGCTTCGGCATGAACAAGATCGAACTGCCGCAGACTGCGGCCATCACCTCGGACGCCTTCAACCTGAGCAGCCAGACATGGGCTGGCCGTGCCGTGGACGGACTCGGGAACATCATCCGCATCCCGGGCCGTGCGCTCGCGGCGCAGGACGAGTTCTTCAAGACCATCGGGTACCGGATGGAGCTCAACGCGCAGGCGCTGCGGCAGGCGGCGGGCGAAGTCCACTCCGGGCTCATCCCGGCTGACGGCCTCAAGGCTCGCGTGGCTGAACTCCTCGAGAATCCGCCCGAGAACCTGCGGATGTCGGCGGTCGATCAGGCGCTGTACCAGACGTTCACGAACAGCCCCGGCAAACTCGCGCAGTCGCTGCAGAGCCTCAAGGCGCAGTACCCGGCGCTGACGGTCATCCTTCCCTTCGTGCGCACCCCGGCGAACATCCTCAAGTTCACCTTCGAGCGCACCCCGCTTGCCCCGCTGATGGCGAGCGTCCGTGCCGACCTCTCGGCGGGTGGGGCGCGGCAGGAGCTGGCCCTTGCCCGGCTCTCGACCGGCACGGCGCTGATGATGGTCGCGGCTGACATGGCGATGTCCGGCATCGTGAGCGGCAGCGGCCCGAAGGACACCCGCGAGCGGCAGGCGCTCGAGCGCACCGGATGGCAGCGCAACAGCATCAAGATCGGCGAGCGGTGGTATGCGTACAACCGGCTCGACCCTGCCGGGTCGCTCCTTGGCCTCGCTGCGGAGATGGTCGAGATCCTGAACAACTCCGAGGACGAGGACACCGAGGAGAGCGTCGGCGAGGCGGCGGTGGCTGCGGTCGCGTCCATCTCGGCGACGGTGATGAGCAAGACCTACCTCTCCGGCCTTGCCGACCTGTTCGAGGCCATCTCCGACCCGAAGCGGTACACGGAGAGCTTCGTCCAGCGGCTCGTCGGCTCGACCGTCCCGGCCATCGTCGGCGAGGCGGCGCGTGCGGCCGACCCGTACGGGCGCGAGGTGTTCAACATGCTCGATGCCATCAAGCGGCGCGTCCCCGGCCTCTCGGACGACCTGCCCCTGCGGCGCGACCTGTGGGGCCGTCCGGTCAGTCACCAGTCCGGCCTCGGCTGGGCGTATGACGTGTTCAGCCCCATCTACACCAAGCCCGCCAGGAACGAGCCGATCGACGAGGAGATGCTGCGTCTCGGCAAGGCCGTCTCGATGCCGAGCAAGAAGGCGACCTTCCAAGGCGTAAACATCGACCTGAACGCCTATCCCGGCGCGTACAGCCGGTATGTCGAACTCGCGGGCAATGAGCTGAAACACCCGAACTACGACATGGGCGCGAAGGACCTGCTCAACGCCATGATCAACGGCGAGCACTTCCTGTCGGAGATCTACAACCAAGGCACCGACGGCATCGATGGCACGAAGGCTGAAATCATCGACTCCATTGTGGGCGAATACCGAAAGCTTGCCCGTGAGCAGGTACTGCAGGAGTTCCCTGACATTCAGGGCGAAATTGACTATTTTATGCAGACGCAGCAGGATATGATGTCCGGCGCTGCGAGGTAACCAATGACCGTCTCATCCACAACCAGCAAGGTCAGTTATACCGGCAACGGTTCGACGACCGCCTTTGCGGTGCCGTTCTACTTCCTCGCAGCCGCCGACCTGCAGGTCATCCTGCGCTCCGGCACGACCGAGACCGTCCAGGTGCTGACCACCAACTACACGGTGAGCGGTGCTGGAAACGAGGCTGGCGGGACGGTGACGATGCTTGTGGCCCCTGCTGCTGCGGTGACGGTTACCATCCGGCGCAACATCGCGGCGACGCAGGAGACCGACCTGCTGCCGAACGACCGGCTCCCGGCTGAATCGCTCGAGACCGCGCTTGACAAGGCGACGATGATCGCGCAGCAGCTCGGCGAGGAGTCTTCCAGATCGTTGAAGTTCCCGGCCTCCGATGGCGCATTGACCTCGATGCTGCCGACCTCGCTCGCTCGTGCCAACAAGTATTTGGCCTTCGACGGCTCTGGTAATGCCTATGCCGCCGGTGCGACCACCAGCGGAGCGACGGATGCCGACTCTGTCCAGTATGCGCCGCTCGGGGTCGGTGCTGTCCTGACCAACGTGCAGGACAAGTTGCGCCAGTCGGTGAACGTCGCCGACTTCGGGAACGACCTTGCGGTGGCGGTGTCCTCGATCGGAGCCAACAAGGTGACCCTCGTCGTGTCTGGCACGGCCACTGTCACCAATGACCTTACGATCCCGGAGAACATCGCGCTCGTCGTGGAGCGCCCCGGCATCATCGTCGTGTCGTCGCAGAAGCGGCTGTTCATCAACGGCCCGTTCATGTGCGACCGGCTGCATCGCGCCTTCAACGCATCTCTCATCACCGTCACGACGACATCGGACATCTCCGGCGTGGCGCTGAACATCGGAACCGTATCGGCAAGCCTCGTGCAGGCGGGTCAGACAGTTGAGGGTACCGGCGTTGCGCTCGGCACCGTGATCGCCGCCGACTACGGCGTGACCGGCGTGGGACAGGTCGCGCTGAACATGTTCAACGGGCTGCTGACCTCGCGCACAATCACGCTGACCGGCGCTGCGGTCTTTTTCGGCAAGGGCAGCGTCGAGGCGGTATATCCGCAGTGGTTCGGCGCGGTCGCTGACGGCGCGACGGATTGCACCGCCGCTGTCCGACATGCGGTGTATTCGACCTATTGGGGCGGCAAGATCAAGTTCCCCGCAGGCAAGTACCGCGTCACCGGGCAGACGACGCTGTTCGGCGGGCAGACCATCGAGGGCGATGGCCCCGGCGACACCAACACAGGCTCGCCGACCACGGAGGAGACCCAGTCTCCGTCCTACATCTTCTTGGACGCCAACAACACCAACATCCTCACGATTCCTCCCAAGGCAGACCACGTCACCATCAGGGACATCTGCTTCGGCACGGCTGTCACTACCGGGCAGACCGTGAACGGGACGGGCCGCAAGCTTATCGTCTTCAACGGCCATGCGCCGCAGTTCATCTTCACGCCCGTCATCGAGAATTGCTACTTCTTCAATGCCGAGATGGGCATTTTGGTCAACGACGATTGGGCGCCAAGTGGTGACGGCTACGCGCCGTCGGGCTACTACTGGTCCGGCTTCTCGACCAATGCTACTGACATCGTGCAGGGAACGGCCTACGAGATCAGGACCGTCGGCACGACCAACTGGGCAGCGATCACCGGAACCGTTCTGTCTGGCGTCACCGGCACGGTCGGTTGCCGGTTCCTTCCAAACGCGACCGCTCCGACCGGGAACGGTACCGCATGGGCCATGCCGGTCTATTTCGATTGGGGCGTCAACCCTGGCGCGGTGCGCGACTGCGAATTCCGCACCAACACTTACGGAATATATTTCAACACGACCAATGCGGATGCGTGGAACATTTCCAACTGTGACTTCCTGACCGGCGCCGCTAATTGCGTCGGGGTATACCTGCGGCGCTGCGGTTTTATCAAGCTGACGACCTGCTTCTTCTTTGGTAATGCGTTGTCTGGTACAGCCTTCGTCAAGGCTGTGGCAATCGGTGCTGTTTCGCTCGACACCGTGACGTTGGACTCGTGCCAAGCGGAGGACTGCTCTCACTTCTTCAACTACGATGCGTCGTCCACCAATACGATTTCCACCATCATCAACGTGATCAACTGCAAGCACGAAATGGGCGCCGACGTGTATCTGGGCAAAGCCTGCCAGTACAACTCCTACAACACGGCAATCCTGTCGGACATCTACGTCGATGCGCCTGATGTTCGCGTGAGCAGCATCAACGACTGGTACCAGTTCAAGAACTTCACCAGCGGCCCGACCTGGGGCATCACGGTCACGGGCAGCGGAGATGCCAACTCGATTTACAACTACATCCCCGGGCGGTTCCCGTCGTCAACGGTGTCCGGGCCGAAGATTGCCGGGGCGTTCCTGTATGGCGGGACCGGCTCTGGCAATCCGACCGGATCGGTGACGCCATCCGTCGTCGGGCAGGAGTTCTTGGATACCGTCGCCGGAAAGTGGTACAAGGCGACCGGCCTGACCAATTCCGATTGGGTTGCCCTCAACTAAAGGTAGGACTTCAAAATGGCAGACAAGAAGATTTCCCAACTGTCCGATGCCAGCACCCCGCTGGCCGGGACCGAGACCCTGCCGACCGTGCAGGGCGGCAGCACGGTCAAGGTCACCGCCGCCAATCTCACCGCCGGTCGGGCGGTGTCGATGGCGAGCGCCAATGTCACCGGATCTGTCGCGCCTGCGAATGGCGCGTTCCTGCCTGCCGCCAACGAGGTCGGCATCTCGACGAACGGTGCGGAGAAAGTCCGCGTGACATCTGGCGGGCATCTGTTAGTCGGCGCAACGACCAACCCGGGCGCGCTCAACGTGTCGCTGGTGGTCGATTCCGGCGCGGCGTCGTTGTGCGGCATCGTGTTGCAGAACGATGCGACCGGACGCACCTTCTCCGATGGCGGTCAAATCTTCATGGTCGGTGCGGAACTGCGAATCAGCAACGCTGAGAACAACATCCTGATGTTCCAGACAAACGGCACGGATCGCGGTCGGTTCGAGGCGGCTGGCGACTTCCGCGTCGAGAGCGGCGACATCAAGATGCAGGGCGCTGGCAAGGGTCTGAACTTTGCCGGTAACGGCGGGGTTATCTGGCGAACCGGAGCAGGCACCCCGGAGGGCGCGGTTACCGCCCCGGTCGGGTCGCTGTTCACCCGAACGGACGGCGGCGCAAATACCACGCTCTACGTCAAGGAGTCTGGCACTGGCAACACCGGCTGGGTGGCGAAGTAAGTCAGACGAGGTCCTCGGAGCGTAACTGCGCGATGGTGCGGACCATGCCCTCGAGGTGGGCCAGCCGCACATAGTCGCGCTCGAGCTCGGTGTGGGACCGGCGATCGATGGCATCGTGGCAGGCCGAGCAGGCCCAAGCCCCGAGCAGGTCGTCGGCCTTCATCCCCATGCCGGACACCCCGGCCATGCGGATGTGTGCCAGGACGACCGTCTCGGAGTTGTGGTTGCACACGCCGGGGAGCCGCACGGTGCATCCCCGGCCCCGGGCTTCCTTGCGCAGGTCACGCCGCTTCATACGAGCGCGAGCTGGCCGACGAGCCGGTAGCGGGCATACC